TGGATTATATCGTATTTATGAAATAAAAATGGAGGAATCAAAATATGAGCAATAAAGTAACATTCGGACTTAAAAATGTGCACTATGCTGTAGCAACTCCTGGTGAAGATGACACTTGGACATATGGAGAACCAAAGAAGCTAACTGGAGCACAAGAATTAACAGCTGAAGTTATCGCTGGCAAAACTGATGTTTATGCTGATGATAGAATTTTGGCGACACTTGTTTCTAACTCAGGATCCAACATTACTTTGAAATTAACTGAAATTGATGATGATTTTAAAGTTGCAGTGTTAGGATATGAAAAAGATACAAACAACAACTTAATTGAAGTAGTAAATCATCGTAATAAGACTTTTGCACTTGGATATGAAATTCAAGGAGACGCTAAAGCAAGACGAATTTGGTATTTCTTATGTACTGCCTCACCAGTAAGTGATGCAACAAAAACAAAAGCAGAAAGCATCGAACCAAACTCTGTGACACTTAGTATTACTGCAAGATCAATTGAAGCAGGTAATTTATCGGTAATTAGAACAATTGCTAAATTTGGCGATGCTAATTATAATAACTTCTTTACAAGTGGTCCTTCTGTTGGAACTTTAGGTACTTAATATGGAAAAGACAGTTAAATTAAATGGCGAGGATATTAGACTTAAGTCCTCGCTTTTTACTATAATCGAATATCGTAGCACATTTGGCACTGAGTTATTTAGTGATGTAACAAAACTTGAAAGCAGTGAAAAAGAAGGAAATGTATCAGAAGTTTTAGAAGTAATATTTAAAATTGTCTATGTCCTTCACAAGCCCTTCACTAAGAAAAGCTATGAAGAGTTTTTACAGGGTATTGATTTTACATTGCTTTCAGATGTTGGTGAACTTGAAAATATTTCACATACCATTGCAGAATTACTAGGCGGAAGTGTAAACAACGAAAGCCCAAAATAGAATCTCAAGGTGAGCACGTCACAGCAAATATAATTTATAATTTGGCTCATCTTGGGATCTCCCTAAAAGATGCAAGATATATCGATATTGATGTTTATGTAGAATTAATAAATTTAGAATTAAAAACAATGTCAAATGAACCAGAGTCAAGAAGAGCTACTCAAAAAGATATTGATCTATTTTTGTTATAGATTAGGAGGTGAGTGTTAATGGCAGAAACAGTTAAAGGTATCAACATAAAACTAAGCTTAGATGGTAAGGATTTAGAAAATGAAATAAAGGGTATTAATAAGGATCTAAAAGAGCAACAAAGAGATTTAAGAGCGATTAACGCAAACCTAAGATACGATAGTTCAAATTTAGAACTTTGGAAAAAGAAACAAGGCCAATTAAACGAAATCTTAAAAAGTACTAAAGAAAGATTAGAAAAACAAAACGAACAATTAGCCAAAGCAAAAGAAGGCTTAAAGCTTGGTACTATATCAGATGCTGAGTTTAAGAAGTTAGAAAGAAACATTGCTTATACAGAAGCAGACCTAAGAAGAGTTAATAGTGAACTTAACAAAACTAAAGATAAAATGAAGTCTTTAGGTAATGAAAAGTTTGAGAATTTAACTAAACTTGGTGGTACATTAACTAAGTCATTAACAATGCCAATTTTAGGAGCAGTTACTGCACTTACTGCACTTGCTACTAAAGGTATTAATACAGCCGATGAATTAAAGAACACTGCTCAAAAGATAGGCATGAATGTTGAAGCCTTACAAGAGTGGAACCATGTGGCAAGAATTGCTGGTGTTGAAACTTCAAGTTTAGAAAAAGCATTCTCAAAAGTTAATAACATATTAGCTGATGTTGCACTTGGTGATGTTAAATCATTTGCTGGAGTATTTCATGCTCTTGGTATTTCAATGGATGAAATTGAAGGTAAGACCACAGAAGAAGCATTTGATATTATCAGAGAAGCTTTAAATAAAGTAGAAGATCAAGCATTAAGAACAGCACTTGCTAATAATTTGTTTGGCGATAAGTTAGGTAGTGAACTAATACCTATCTTAGGATTAGAACAAGACGAAATAGCAAGACTAAGAAATGAAGCAAGATTGCTCGGTTTAATCACAGAAGAACAAATCGAACAAACAAGTGGATATAAGGATTCACTTGATAGACTAAAACAGTCAACAACCGCTCTATCAGTGGAAGTAGCATCAGTTATGATACCTGCAATGAGTAAGGTTGTAAGCATATTTCAAGATAAAGTTATACCAGCTGTTAAAAGTGCAGTTGAGTGGTGGCAAAACCTAGATGATAGAACTAAAAAAATCATTGTAGCACTAACAGGACTTGTTGCTGCAGTAGGACCAGTAATAACTATAATAGGTAAAGTTGGACCAATTATTAAGACGGTATCAATTGCTTTTAAAGCATTAGGTAGTGCAGGTTTGTTTGCAGGAGCTGGTATTAACTTCGCAACACTAGGAATTGGTGCTTTAATTGCTATTGTGGTTGCGGCTTTAATGCAAAGTGAATCATTTAAAGAACTATTAAAAGAGTTGTTTGATGTGTTCATGAAGCTATTAGAACCTATTATGAAAATAGTACAAGTATTAATGGATGCACTTAAACCAATCTTAGATGTTGTAATAAGCATACTAACAAGATTAATTGATTTATTAGTTCCAATCATTGATATGCTACTTAAACCATTAGTAAAACAACTCGAGTTTTTAGGAACTTTATTTGAAAAGTTATCGCCTTTAATTGAAATGGTCGGTAATGTATTAAATAGTGTTTTAGGACCAGCTCTTGATGTAATTAGTAAAATATTAGAACCGATCTTTAATGTATTAGAAAAGATTATCGGTCTTTTTGAAAAGATATTTAATTTTGCTGGTGAAATTGGTGACAAAGTAGGTGGAGTATTAGGTGGAGTTGCCAATAAGATTGGTGGTTTATTTAAAGGAGTAACCGATGTTGTTGGTGGTGCATTTAATAAAGTATCAGAATTTGCAGGTGGAGTTGCTAACAAAGTCGGTGGTTTCTTTAGTGGTGTAGTTGGTAAAGTTAAAGATACAATTGGTGGTGCTGTTTCTAAGGTAGGAGACTTCGTTGGAAATACAGTAAGTAAAGTATCTGACTTTGCTTCAAATGCAGTATCAACTGTAAGTAATGTGGCAAAGAATGTAGCAACTGGAGTCACTAATTTTGCTAATAATGCCAAAGAAAAAGTAGGCGGTCTATTTAGTAAAGTTGGAGGTTTTTTTGCAGACACATTCAATTTAAAGAAAAACACACAAACAACAAATAATAGTACTTCAAACCAAACAACTAATAATGTAACAGTAAATACCTCGTCATCTACATTTGATATTGATTCAATTAATAGAGCATTAGGAGGTAAACTTGTATGATAAGAAAGTTTTATATTGAAAACAGTAAAGGACAAAAATTCGATTTCAGTTATTATAGTGGCTTTTTAATTTCAAAAATTACAGGTTTAGGTTTTTCATATAATATGAGCTACTTAAAGTATGACCATATATTTCATGGAGTTAAAAAGGACGAACCACTAGGAGAGATTGCATTTGATATTATCTTTTTAAATGGTTATGAGGGTTATCAAAATTTAATTGAATATCTAAACATTGAAACCACAAATTTAAAACTTTACTACACAACAACTGATACTAAGTTTGTCTATGTCGACTTTGTAAACTTATCGAAGAGTGAAATTGCTGATGGCCATTTAAAATCAACAGCTATTTTAAATAAGAAAACTTACTGGATAAAAGAACGAACACTAATACTCAATTTAGATCAGACAATTAATGGTAAGATTTATCCCTTTACATATCCATTCCTTTATAACCAAACAACCGGTGGTAAAGTTAGAATAAAAATTGGTGGTGTAACTAAGGCTGCAACAGTTATTGAAATAACAGGAAATATTAAAAATCCATCGCTTGAAGTTAAACAAAACAATAATGTTATTACTTCGATGAAATTAAATATTGAAAAGAATAATGCAAGAATAGTAATTTCATCCATACCAAACGAACAATATATCAAAAGCTATAACGGAAATACAGAAGAAGATATCTACGCCTTACAAGACTTTGAGAAAGACAACTTTATATTATTAGATCCAAGCGATCTTGAGCTTGAATATAATTCAGGAACTAATGATGAGACAACATTTAAGATGTTTATTTATGAGTATCATCTGGGGTAGTTATGGAATTAGTTATTTTAGATAGAGTTGATTTTTCTGTTAAAGATAATATAAGGGTTGCTTCTGAGTTTGAGATAGTATTTGATTTGGTAGTTACTCAACGGTCAATATTCAAAACTGAAAAAAGAGATTTAAATATAAAAATTGGAGACTATCTTTATATCAAAAAAGATGGTTTTTATTTTGGTGTAGTTGAAAGTATTACCAAAGAGAATAATTATCAAATGATAGCTTGTTTGGATTTTAAAGAAATATTTAAAGTTGAAGTAATAGCATTAAGTTATGATGGAAACTTAGCTGATTATATTGAAGGTTTAATTAGGTCAACATTTATTATTAATGATGATAATAATCAAAACCTTAGTTATTTAGAAATAAGTAAAGAGACTTCAAAGGTTGGTAAGCTTACCTTTGAGGACGATAAAATAATGACCATTTATGAAATTCTAGAGCTCATTACAAAGATGTATGGAGTATCTACAAGAATTAAAGTTACATTTGATAATGGTTCATTTTTAAGTTTACAAATTAGGATAGTTCAAATTTCATCTGGAGCAAAAATAAAAGCTGACACCTTGTTCCTTGAAGATTTAAAAGTTAATGAATCAAGCAAAGAACAAGTTAATAAGGTAATCTATCATCCAATGAAAGACAATCTATTCTTTAAAGATAAAAAAACTTACTACCTTCTAACTGATGGAACAATTAGCGAGGATGTAAGTAGTAGTTTAAGATATGAAAAAGTTATATCAAAAGTTCAAACTTATAGTGACAATGATTATTTAGATATTTTGGATAAAGTTAAAAGCATTTTAATGATTAGTAAAGAGGATCATCAAATCACTTTCACGATCAGCAAAGATACTACTTTAGAAGTTTTAAAGAATTTAGAAATAGGTGACTTTATAGAGTTTATTTATAAAGGAAAAATCTATGACTCAGTTGTTACTGGAATAAAGTATGTGAACAATACAAATGTTGCTGCTATTACTTTAGGAGAGTACCGAGTTAATTTAACAGAAAAATTGCAGATACTAACTAAAGGAGTTAATTCAAATATTGGCAATGTCACAATAAACAATCAAGGTTATTCAGATTTAGATGGAGGAGAGTTTTAATGGGATTACAAAAAATTACATTTGATGGAGCAAGCATTACTGCAAAAGTAGATGCGGACCTCTATCATTTTTTATTATCAAATCAGGTAGGTATTGTTAAAGGCTTTAAAAATGGTGTAAGCGTAACAGTCTCAAATAGCACTTTTAATTTTAAAGATGGTTACGTTTCAGTCTTTGGAAGGATTATCTATGTTGAGGAAAACACGCAAATCAGTGTGGTACTTGATTCAAATAAAAAAGGTTTAGTGGTTTTAGGAGTGAATACAACTGCAAACACAGTAAGTCTTTATACAAAAGAACAAAGTGGAAGTTATCCATCAATTACCCAGACAAACCTACTAACTAATGATGGATTATATGAGCTTGTTTTATGTGCTTATACAAAGACAGCAACTTCAATAACTATTGATAACGCCTATGAAAAATATTACATTACCAACTATTTAACAGCAGTAAATGATTTAAAATTACAGATTAAAAATGATGTGTCACCAAGAACGGTGATACCTACTAAAGTTTCTAATGGGGTTTATACAGTTAGTAATGTTGATTCACAACTTTTAACAAGATCAGTCATATTCGTTCAGATGGTAAGTGCCGTAGTAACATTCCCTGGAGCATTGTTATTTATACAAATAGGGTCAAGTGGTTCAGTTGGTTATCGTCATACTGGCTCAGACCATATTATGGGGTTTCATTATGAAAACGGCATATTATCAATTTCATGTGGCTCAACGTCACATCAAGTAAATAGAGTATACATTTATCCAAGATAGGAGGAAATAAAAATGGCAATTATTCAAATAAAAAGAAGAACATCAAGTGGTACAGGACCACTCATAGGAAGCACAGGTTCAATAAAAGCAGGGGAACCATTAATCGATTTAAATGGTGGTAATTTATATGTTTCAAAGCAAGATAAGACAGGAAGTAGTGGCAACCCATTAGCTGCCTCAGATTACATTGAGTTCTTATCAAAACCAAACGCTGAAACAATAATGAACTCAAAGATTACTGCTTTAGACTTAGGAACTGCATCAAAGAAAAACACAGGTACAACAAATGGAACAATACCTTTAATTGGAGCTAACGGAAAACTACCAAACTCCGTTATTCCTGATATTAGTCCAGTTACAAGTGTTAACTCTAAAACTGGTGCAGTAACAATTACACTTACTGATTTAGGTGGTGTGGCAACAACCACATATAACTCTCACGTTAGTAGTAATGTCCACTTAACAAGTGAACAAAGAACAAGGCTTGATAATATTTTTAATACCACAATTAACTATGGAACTAAAACACAAGAAGTAACCACCTTGGCTTCATTTAATAATGCAACTCTAGACAGCGGTTTGGTTTTATATTCAGTATTTAACTCAACCTATAATCCGAATAAACTAACCCACTTCTTAGGAATAAACAAAGATAAAGTCCTAACACCAACATCAATAATTGATGGCGGAACATACTAATGGCAATTATAAAGATTAAAAGAGGAACAACCACACCGACAACTTCAAACCTTACTCAAATTGGCGAAATGGCAATCAACACAACAACCAATGAAGTCTTTATAAGGGGAAATACAAGTGTTGTAAAGATTGGTGGAGGGTTTACATTATTATATGAAGGAACGGGAACAATACCCACAACACTTACAGCTAATAATATTACTTTGAATCAATCAATTAATCTTTATAATAGAATGCTTGCTTTTGAAGTTAGGATAACAACAGGAACTGACTCATATGAAACACATGTTGTTTTTGGAAGAATGGGATCAAACTCAACGACATCAGTTAGTGCAACTTATGACAGGCTTTATTCCTGGAGTGTATTTGATGGACAGTATTTCAAAACGCACTCTTTTAAAGCTTATGTTTCAAACGCAACAAGCAACAAAATGACGATAGGTAATATTAAACATTTAGTGGGTAATTTCTCAGGTGCTATGATTGCTTGGACGACAAACACAACAACTACAATTTATTTAGAGAAGATTTGGTTGGTGGTTTAGATGGCCTATTCACTTACAATAAATAGTATTTCACCGACCTCAGTAGAACAAAAAAGTGGTGTTGGTTTAATAATCAATTTTACATTAAGTGGTTCAGGGATTAGCCTTCCTGGAAGTAATATAGTTTTATATAGTAGCTTAACTGGTGGAACGGCTATTAAAACATTATTTTATGAAGATTTCTATGATTTGGTTTCTGGAAATGCAGTAACAGTTTCATTTGCTGATGTAAGTCCAGGAACTTATTACATAGATGTTTTTTATAAAGCTCAAGGAAGTCCAAGAAAAGCAATTCAAGTAACAGGCGGTAGTGCGGTTAGAAGTATTACAGTTAATGGTACAACAGTAACATCAAATAGTTTAAATAACGTAGCAATAACAAATGAAACCGTAAATGGTACAAAAGTATATGGATAAAAGGAGGCCTTTAAAATGGCAATAATTAAAGTATTAAATTCAAGTGTAGGAGTCGATGTTTCATATCACCGAGTGGTAGCAGTAAACATTAATTATTTAGAAAAGACGGTAAACATTGGTCTTGCATCATATGTTGATGTGGAAAAAAGATCAAACAAATGTAGACCGCTTGAGGTAGTTGACATTGCAGTTCCTAAAGAGGACTTCAATTTATTTTTGAAGGCTAATCCGATTAAAGTTTCTTACAAATGGTTAAAGAACAATGTTGATGGATTTGATGAAGCCTTAGATGATTTAGAAGAAAGAGAAACGGAGGATGAAGTAGATGAGCCAACCGAAGATGAACAATGAACAAATAACTGAAAAGTTAACAAGTCTCTTTGCTTACAATGAGTTAATGTTCGCATACTATTGTGGATCAAGAGCCTACGATACAACCAGCGCAGACTCTGATTTTGATATCGTTGCTGTATTTAGTGACCTCAACGGAATCACTCATGCAGGATTTGGTGACATAGATATCTTTGCATATGGAATTGATAGTTTTATTCAAAGACAATCAATATCAGATGAACTTCCTTTATATAATTTGATTCATGCTGATGATTTCATTAAAGCAAAAGATAATCTTATTTATTTAAATCCAAAGTATAAGTCAGATTTTGATAAACTTGTTAAGATTGACTTTTCAAAGGTGCTTCCAGAATTTTTGGAAGCTTTTATTAAATATTATGATTTGTTGATAAATGTCCAACAAGCAAAAGTTAAAAGGTCTTATCACATCTACAGGATTAAAGGATTAATTGATAATTATAAGAAGAATGGCAAGTACGAGATTAACTTATCTAAAGAGCAGCTTAGCAAAATAGCTGATTATAAGAAAAATTGGGAAAGTTTAGAAAACAGTGTAGTATCAGAACTTTCTGATGTGTTAGAAGAAATCAAGGAGTTTAAAGAAAACCTAAAAGTAGGCGATAAGAATGAAGATTAAAAATCTAATCGTAGTCACATTTGGGTCTATTGGATCCTTACTGTCATTTTTACTAGGAGGATTCGATAGTGTCATGATAGCTTTATTGATATTCATGGTCATTGATTTTTTAAGTGGGCTAATATTAGCCATCATATTTAAGAAAAGCAAAAAGACCGAAAGTGGAAGGCTAAGTAGCCAAGCAGGAATTTTAGGTTTAACAAAAAAGATATTTATATTATTTTTAGTAGCAGTATCAACTCAACTTG